TTTATTTTACAAATATATTATTTTTTATTTCAGGAAGGAGTATTTGAAATGACAAATACTAAAACGAATACTTTTATCAGCGTTATCAAAAATGTGCTAAAAAATCAGAAAAACTTAGTAAAAGAATCTGAATGGATTCAGTTTTTAAAGGACATTGAATCTCATGTCTCGCAAAAGGATAATGGCATTGAATTCATTCAAGCCAATATTGTCTATGATGATGCAGCAAGCAAAGATTTGCAAAAACAAGCCCTTATTCTGGAAATTAATAAAACTTCCAAAATGGGCAAGGAAATTCCACTGGTTATCAAATTTTCTTGTCATTTCTCTGATGGCAAACTATTGATTAAGACAGCATATAAGAACCAAAATTCTTCATATGCCCATCAATGGAGAGCTGAAGATAATTATACTTATCTGTTGAGGGAAATTGACTTCATGTCAGAAAGCCATGAAGCTATGAAGAAACAATATAATAATTATATTGATTTTATTCAACATGACATTGACAAGTTGTTGGACTTTGCTGATGCGCACTAATCAAATCTTTATTTTAGGAGTTTATAATGATGAAAGTAATTACAGCTAAAGTTGTTAAAGAAGAAAAAAGACATCTTCACCAAATGTCTGAAAAAGAAGTAGAATACATAGAAAAGACATTGCAGAATTTTCTCGGAAAATATTTTTACAATGGTGGCAAATATCGCATTTGCCCACATGCTAAAGAAAGAATTTTTCGAAAAGGCAGAGGTGAAGTAACTAAACGCAGCTTAAAAAAGGTTCTTTTGTTTGGTAATCTAATTGAATTTAAGAAAATTACCTTTTCAGATAAACAAACAGAACTACGTTGTGTATTTCGTTTAGATGAACAAATTGTTGTTTATGATTTCTTTAGACACACAATTGTTACATTCTGGAAAAATTCTAAGGATGACCACCATGAAACTTTAGATGTTTCTAAGTATACACTATCTAGAAAACAAGTCTCTAAGTTTCTTGATGAACTCATTTCTGCTTAGTTTATGTTTCTCTATTATATTAAAGAAGTCTAAGAAATAGACTTCTTTTTTCTTTGACAACTTATAACGTTTGCGATATAATAGTTTTAGAAATAAAAGTAAAGTATGAGGTGCAGATATAGAATATGTTGTTTTTATTTAACCTATTAATGTTTACAATTTTCTATCTAATCCTAGATTATTGTTTTGTGACAAATGGAAAACCAACTATAAATAGAATTTTGAATAGCCTTATGTTAATTTTTGGTGTGTTTCTGATGACTGTATTTGATAGATTTTCATTGCTGACCCTAGTGTTATCTTTTTATACTCTAACTCATGGAAACCTTGAGTTAAGGAAGTCAAAGGAAAATCTAGACATTGATTTTTACAAGAAAATCATGAAATACTCAGTGGTTGCATTTCTTGCATCTCTTGTATTACTAGTTTTTGGATTATAATAAAATAATACCATTTTGATTTAATTTAATTTTTAAACTTTAAAATATATTTTTTATTGAAAGGTGGTGATAAAATGACCTTAAAAGAAGAACTAGAAAAACTTCTTTGCGACTACAAAGGTCAGTTAGATATTAGTAATGAGAATTCCCAAAAAATAACGAGAAAATTTTCTCGAAAAGTATCTAGATTCATCATTCAGAATATTGAAAATCTGAATGTGCACGATTTAGAGCAATTGAATGATTATCCTGAATTACGCAGAAAAATTTCTGGTAAGGCACTGATGGTCTTCAAAGTTGCTCTAAGCCATGAACAAAAATAAATCAAATTAATTTTATATTCAAGGAGAATATTATTTTATGAAAAATATGGTTAAACTATCAATGGTTACATTTGCTGCTATTAGTGGACTTCTTTATTCTAGCAATGTTTTAGCTAGTGAAGTTACTAAGGAAGGTACTGAGGTTTCTGTCAAACAACCAGAAATTGATGTTACTCGTCAAGATGATACATTTTACACAAAAATTGATGTAAAAGTGTCAACAGCAATTCCAGATGATATTACCATCAATCAAGGAGACACAATGACCATGCCTTTGCCTAAAGAGCTTGAACTGGAAACGACTTATGATTTCCTAGTAAATGCTCCTGACGGCGAACCGGTAGGTCAAGCTACAGCGAACGCTACGACAAATACTGTCACTACAGTGTTCAATGATTATTTTCAGAAGAAGCCTTTGAACAAATCAATTTCATGGAATATGCGCACGCAAATCAATCGTGAAGTTGTAAAAGAAGAAGGCACTATGCACCTTGATTTTAAGGGCACTGTCGTTGATGTTAAGACTGGTTCAAAAGGAGACACCAATCTCAATGAAGAACTGTATAAATGGGGCCGACAAGATAAAGATGATGCCTCTGTAGTTCATTGGGTGGCGCGTGTAAACTATCGCAAGGCTAGTCTTAAAGGTGTCCATGTTCATGATACTTGGGATAAATCACAAGAGTATATTCCGGGGTCAATGATTGTAAACTACTTACATTCAGCAAACCCTTGGACTCTTGCATATACTGCTGACCCAAGCTTCGTGAAAATCCGTGAAGACGGTTTTGATGCAGAGGTTGGTGATTTGGATAAGGTTGTAACTTTTGAATACAGCACGCGCTCCAAAGACCGCTCTATCATTCCTACTAACACCTTTACGGTACAAGCGCAAGATTACTTCTTGCAGCACGAAGTGAATTACAAATGGGCGGATGGCTCAGGTGAAGCGGATGGCAAAAACAAGCCGAAAGATAAGGTAAAACCAAAAGAATTCGAGCCTAAAAAGGAAGAAAAGAAAAAGACTGAAAATTTCAAGGTGAAACCTAAACCTGAAGAAAAGCCGAAACCTAAAGAAGATACACCAAAACCACCAGCACCAGAGGTTGAAAAACCTAAGGCAGAACCTAAAGAAGAGCCTAAAAAACCAGAACCAAAACCAAAAGAAACTCCTAAACCTAAGGAAGAAAAACCAACACCTAAACCAGAAGTGAAAGAAACTCCTAAGCCAACTGAGACTAAGAAAGTTCTTCCTAAGACTGGTTCAGATGACCATGTTGTAAAAATTCTTGCAGGTCTTGGATTTGGTATTCTGATTGGTGTAATTGCCTTTATGACTGGTGGTACTAAATCAAGAAAGAAAGGTTAAAAAGGGTGGATGATTGGAAGACATCCAAAAAATAAAAGCAAAAATTGAATGGCTCTTGGAAAACTTTTCTCAGAGCGAAATCGCCAAGGAGACAAACGTACCACAATCTACGTTGTCTTACTTGAAGAAAGGTACTCGTAAAATCCGTAATCTCTCTGTTGGCACTGTTCAGGAATTAATTCAATTCTATGACAGGCATCACAAGGACAAAGAGTAATGCGTGGATTTATGAATGTACACGGATATATCAAAATCAGGCTGGATAATACATCTTATTATCCGCCTGTTTCTGGTAGTCAAGACCAGAAAGGATATATTCGCCAAGGATTACAGTTAATCCGTGATTATTCTGGTAATTACAGTGTTTTTGATAGTCAAAACCGTCTTTTAGGAGAAATACCTAAACGACTATCAAAACTATATCATCTTTCTGAAATCATCTACAATAAAAGTTATGAAAGACTTGCTATTCGTTATGAGATAGAAAGAGATAGTTACCAAGGCTTTCTGTTTATTGACTGTTATTAAAATAGAATAAAATAAAAAGGCCTCTTGATTACAAGGGTCTTTTTATTTTTCTGAATTGTTTTATAATATACTCTGTAAAAGATTCATTTTACAAAAGCATATTATTTTATAAAAAAGGAGTATTAACATGGGCGTTGATACAAATGTTAAGATTATTGGAAAGTTGGATGTTGACCAACTTGTTACTTTTATCAAAGAAGAAATTTCTGAGAGCATCACAATTAGTATTGAAGAAGAAGAACAATTCTTTGACACTAGAAGTGATATTGTATATTTGGGTATTGATGGCATTGAAAAAAGGGATGTGGGGTGGATTCACATTTTCTATAACGGAAAAAATCGAAGCATTTTTTATCTTTACAAAGACACCTTTTGGTTTAGTCCGCAAGATATTGCATCTAATATCAAAAATGGAACTCCAGAACTGAATGGCCTTTATACTTATCTTTCACTTGGATTTGATTCTGATGCTGTTGAAATCATGACGAAGATTGCCAAGAAGTTTGGTGGTTATCTTGATGAACAAGACACTGACAACATCCCTTACAAAAAGGTTGAGATTGATTAACTTTTCATTCTTATTTATTAAATGTCTGAATTTATTTTCAGGCATTTTTTGTTTTTGAAAATCCAAATGACTTATAATATATTTTGTAAAAATATTTTACAACATTATTTTAATTTTAAGAAGGAGGTGCTGTTATGGCATCGGAAACAAAAGTAAAATTTGTAGGTCTTGTACCTTTTGATGAAATCATTGATTTCATTCGCAACTACCTCAATGGTATTGTTGGTGGAGGATGGGCCAGAGGTGAAGTCATTTAAAAAAGTGAAAAAACATATCGTCCACTAACACATTCTGATATTGTTGTAAATGGAACAACATTGATAGAGCGAAAAATGTTAATAGAATTTCTCTATCACAACAAGAAATACAGGATTTTATATAATTACAAAAATTATATTAAATTCAATATTGATGAAGTCTTTAACAACTTCAAACATGGTACTCCAGAACTAAATAATTTCCCCCAGACTGAATTAGTCATGGATGCGGATAGTGAAATTCTTGACATCTTACTAAGAATCGCCTATGAATTCAACGGCTACGTTGGAGATAATGATGCTTGGTATGAAAAAGTTAAGGAAGAAGACTTATTACCTAAAATCCCAGAAGACACCTATTCACTTCAAATACATGGCATCTTCTATAGCAATCTAAAGAATTTTTCTTTTGATGAAGCTAAAAATAAAGTCTTGGAATACGTTCACAGTATGAAGATTTTCTTCTATTCTGACAGTTACTATAAAGTAGCACTAGAATCTGTTAAAAAATTAACTCCAGAGAACAATATTCTGCAATTAAAAGGGCCAAAAGGTTATCATCCTCTCATCAAAATCGTAAAAGACAAAAGGAAATAGAATCCTTTCAGAAAACCAAAACACTCATAATGAGTGTTTTTTCTTTTAGTTTTATAATATTACTTGTAATCATTTTTACAAATATTATTTTAAAAACAAAAAGGAGAAAACAAAAATGGAAAATGTTACAACAAATGTTAAAATTGTAGGTGAGCTGCCATTTCAAAGATTGGTAAATTTCTTTCTTTGGAATATTGATGAGAAAGCTGAACATGACTTTAATGTTGTTGAAGAAAAGTATGACCCATCAACACATAAAGATGTTAGTTTTGAATCAGGAAAAGAAACTGACACCTTGAAAACTGTATCAGGTTTTGTAAAATTTACCTACAAAGGAGAAGCTGGCTCTGTTTCTTATAATTACAGAAATCACTTGAAGTTTGATAAGAAAGACTTGTTTGACAATGCAATTAATGGAACATGCAGACTCAATATTTTTTCAACAACAGACCTAACAATGGAATATTCTTCTATTTCAATTATGGTTATGGAAAAGCTTGCTATGTTTTTTGCAGAAAACATCAGACATTTTGAGGGATATATTGACTTACGCAATGATGACAAAGTTTGGTATCAAAAAATTGATGCTGAAAAATTTGTCAAAAAAACTCAAGATTCATATACTCTCTTCATTGATGGCAAAGAGGTACTTTTTAGTCATCATTGGAGTGAAATTGAAGATATGCTATACAATTTCTTGATAAGCCTAAGTAATTATTTCGAAGACTATTATGATTATCTCAGTTATAAAGAATTACTTTCAATTACTGGAACTCAAGGTGGGATATATATTGATGGTTTGACTATTGATTATCGTCCTCATATCGAAGTTGTTGTGAAATATTTCTAAAACTAAATTTTTAAAAACGCTCTTTATGGGTGTTTTTATTTTGCCTTATAATAGTAAGTGTAATCATTTTTAATATTATATTTTAAAACAAAAGGAGAACAAAAATGAAAAAACGTATCAGTTTGTACAACATGAAAAAAGCAGGGGAACATATTACACCTCTACTTGAAAAATCAAACATGACTTATGAAGAGCTGTATACTTCTCGTCATGAAATTGAGGAAGCTGCTTTTAACTTCATTGAAGAAAATAAGATGGAGTCTGGAGATAATCTGATTCTATTTATTAATGAAACAGAGCTTTATTTTGTTGCCGGTATTGTTCGTGCTTGTTTTGCAAAAAATATTTGCTTAACCGTTGTGTCATTTGAAGATTTTGTTGACAATGACAAAGGAATTTGGAGTATTGAAAATTACTTCGTCTCAGAACAACAAAAAGAAGAGGATATTGATGGGTGTGATGAGTATCCGATTTATAGTGAAGATGAATCGAATATGACATATCCATGCCTTATTGAACTAAAAAAAGGCAGTAACGGAATCTTTAACCAAACTTTCTCAACAGAATCTGGCAATGAAGAAAATTGCCATGCTACAGGTTATGAACTTCGTAACTCAGATGATTGTAGTGATTGGTGGCTTGAATTTGAAGATAGTCACGGCAAACTGCATTATGGTAGGTAATACCAAAAATCAAACACTCTTATTAAGAGTGTTTTTTGTTTGCGGCTATTCTATTATTCAGGTTTATTTTTAGCCTAAAATATGGTAAAATATAAGAAAATAACAAGACAAAGAAACTACTAGGAGATAATAATGATAACAGCACAAAAATTCTTTGATTTCTATAAGAAAAAGGCCAACATGGACTTGATACAAGTTGCCAATAAATTAAATATAAAATTTGATTTTTCTGATGCTGGACAATTGAGGAATTCAGTTCTTTTTATGCTGCAAAAACCAGAAAATGATGACTATAACAACTATGAAATCGTTGATGACCAAGAAGTGCTTAAAAATTTTCTTTTGCGGATGCAATCCATTTACAAAATCATTCAGGATAATCCAAGTATAATTGATGGCATTAACATCAAAAATGACAATGTTGATGAACGTTTCTTACATATCAAACTTACCTATGACCACAGAGAAAGACCATACATAAAAATAGACACTCTATTTTGTACTAATATTGGAAGTTTGTATACAGCAGATGATGGTGTTTTTAAACTAGAATTGCAATCAAATCAAAGCAATTCTCAACGTTATATATTCTTTGATGAAGATAACAGCCGTATTTCATTTAAGACAAAACAAAAGCAGCAGACATTTTCAGACACATTGGCTTATGATGGTCTATCAACATATCTGATTAAAGATTTTCCTTATCCAAACTTAAAAGAGTTTTCCTGCCTTAAAGAACATCAGGAAGAACTTGTAAAACTATCAAGGCAAAACATTGAATTCTTGTATAGAGATGGCTCAGGAGCAAGGCTTAATACGACCTTGACTATGGAAGACTTGCATCAGGCAGGTCTAAAAAGAAAAACAAGTAAAAGGGATATTTTTAAGAGAAAATACAGTCAATTCTCGAAATTTTCCCCACTCATTTCAGATAGAAATATAGAGCAAATTCCAACTACAGACCTCTATTATTTGTTTAAAATTTGGTTGATTTTAGATAAAGAAGAATGGCCTCGATTTTATGGTTGGTATAGAACGCATGGTCAGGGGAAAGCTTCTATTTATGACAAAGTGTTCAATGAAGTATTTAATCATCCAAGGAGAATAACAGAATATGACTGGTTGAGCAGCTATTACAAAGATAAGTATTCTGATGATGAGCGCCTTACTTATAAAACAACAAAATTTGCAATGAAACTAAAAAATCTCAAGTTGTTTTATAAGAAAATACCAGCAAACTATAAAACCCTTGACCTTATGTTGGAAGATGCTAATAAAGTTCGAGATGTGATTGAGCTTAGAGCTGCAATTAGAAAATTGAAGCAAATCATCAAGAAGAAGGAAAACAAAAAATTCAATTATTCCAAGGTGGCCATGCCAAATGAAACTAAAGATGTACTAGAAGAATTTTCTCAGTACAAACCTATCACAATCCATCAATGCCCAAAAGAAATATTGGACTTGATTAAATGTGATTACACTGGGAACTTTGATAACCTTAATTATGAAATCAACAGGCAATATGCAAACGAGGAACGCAAACACAAACAAAAGACAAAGGATGTGCCCATTTTCCTCAGTTACAATAAAGACAATCAAACTCTCTTTTGTCTTTGTACATTGCAAGTTCGATACAGTGGAAACGATATGGACACTAAAACTCATTTCAATATCTCAACCCAATACTTTACACCAGATAAAGCATCAAAAGAATCTATCATGGAGTACAAAGCAAAATTCGAGAAGATAAAATCATTTATCCAAAATTACATTGTAGACAAATATGGATATGATGTATACCTGAACTGAACTAAACTAAAATCAAATAAAGGCCTTGTTATTTCAAGGTCTTTTGCTTATAATAATGAATGTAAAAATTAATTTTACAATAAAATATTTAATTTTTTAAAAAAGGAGAAAAGTATGGCAACTTTTTTAGCAACAGTTGAAGGATTGAAATTCCTCAAAAACTCAATGGACAGTCTCACGGCAGAAACAACCAAAGCTGGCAAGGACACAGTTCTACGTTTCCATAACACTGACGAACGTTTCAAGAATATTCTAAAATTCTTGCTAAATAATGATATTACTACAGGAATTTCAGCAAAAAAACTAGAACGCAGGAAGTCATTCAGTGATGATATTCATGAAGAAAATTCTGGTCAAGAAATCACTAATCTTTTAAGTTTATTGGATTATCTCAAAGTGAATAATACTGGCCGAGATGCTGATATTCGTGTTGTCCATCAATATATTCAAAGTCAACCAGAAGAACTTCATGACTTCATTGAAAAGGTAGTAACGAAATCACTTAAATTAGGAGTTACGGCCAAAACGGTCAATGCCGTTTATGGAGAAGGATTTATTCCTGTTTTTGAAGTGCAATTGGCCAAATCAATTGATAAGTTAGATGCAGAAAAACTAAAAGGTCTTCTAGGATTTATTACATTAAAACTAGATGGCCATAGAACACTTGCTCAGGTTTCTTTTGATGAATTGAATGGAATTGGCGGCCGTATTAACGTGAGTTTCTTTACCCGGCAAGGTAAAACAGTTGCAGGGATGACAGATGTTGCAGCAAGCATCTTTAATTCTTTTGATTGGAATAAACTAGCCAAAGTATATCCAGAAGGATTGTTCTTAGATGGTGAAATCCTGATTACAGAATCAGAAAAACCAAAAGAAGAATGGTTTAATGAAACTTCTAAAATTATCCGTAAAGATGGCGAGAAATCAAATCTGACCTATCATGTATTTGATATTCTTGGAACAGATGAATTCTTCCAAGATAAGAAATCTATCCTTACTTATAAAGACCGTCGCAATATGCTGAATGACCTTTACTTGGATAATCCTGATGTAGCAGGAATTGAACTTGTTCCTGTTCTTATGGAGACTCAGGATGTCTATGATGAACTAGAGGCCATCTATAAACTCTTTGATGAGCAAGTTGCTCTAGGAGAAGAGGGGCTAATGCTGAATCTTGATACACCATATGAATGTAAACGTCATAATGGCCTACTGAAGATTAAGCCAACTAAATCGGCCGACCTTGAAATCATTGGATTTGAACCCGGCGCTCCATATACCAAGTATGAAAATACTCTAGGGGCATTGATTATGGATTTTGAGGGTGTTCCTGTTAAGTTTGGTTCTGGCCTTACAGATGAGCTTCGAGATGAAATCTGGAACAACCAAGATAAGTACCTTGGAGCTATTGGAGAAATTCAGTATACTTCTTACAGTAAAAATCAAAACAATGATGAAATCAGCTTGCGTTTTCCTCGTTTTAAAGGGATTCGAACCGACAAATCTGTTGAAGATGTGAATATTGAATAATTAAATAAATTCAATCAAAAAGACTAGAAAATAATTCTGGTCTTTTTGTTTTCTTCACTATATCCTTGACATGTTTAACAAGCTGCATGCAATTCACCCACCCCATAAGTGGTGGGATGTAAGTGCTTCGGTCTAATACTGTGCTTTATGACCAGCGTATGACTAACAAGAAGAGAATCAGACAAGTTTTTGACTTGCTTTTTAGTTTGTGATATTCTAAATTATATAATGTATAAATATAAAAACAAGGATAAATAAGAAGAAATGACAAAAATTAGGCAAAAATCTTATAAGTTTAGGTTATATCCAACTGAAGAACAAAAAGTCATCTTTGCAAAAACATTTGGCTGTTCAAGGGCTATCTGGAATATGATGCTGGCAGATAAAATCCAATATTATAAAGAAACAGGCAAGAGTTTGAATAATACTCCTGCCCAATATAAGAGAGAATTTCCTTGGTTAAAAGAGGTAGATAGCTTAGCACTTTGTAATGTCCAATTGAATTTACAAAAAGCCTATAAGGGCTTCTTTCAATCTAACTTTGGTTTTCCTAAATTCAAGTCTAAACGACATCATCAATCCTATCAAACCAATAATCAAAAAGGAACGATAGTAATTGAAAGTGGAAAGGTTAAACTTCCTAAAATTGGTTGGGTAAAGGTAAAAGCTCATAGGAAAATGACAGGCCTTATAAAAAGTGCCACCATCTCTATGACTAAGACCGGGAAATATTATATTTCTATTTTATGTGAAATGGATATTCGTCCATTCAAAAAGACAAACTCTAACATTGGGATTGATTTGGGGTTGGAGCATTTTGCCATTCTCTCTTCTGGGAAGAAGATTGAGAATCCTAGATTTTTAGTTCATTCTTCCAAGAAATTAAGGAGAGAGCAGAAAATCTTGTCTCGTAGGGCTTTGATTGCCAAGCAATCTGGAAAGAAGCTATCGGAAAGCATGAATTATCAAAAGCAGCGCCTAAAAGTTGCTAGGCTTCATGAGAAGGTTTCAAACCAAAGGAGAGATTTTCTTTCCAAATTGAGTACCACTCTTATCAAGAACCACGATAGGATTTGTATGGAAGACTTGGCGAGTAAAAATCTCATGAAGAACCACCGTCTTGCCAGAGCGATTGGGGATGCCTCTTGGTCTGAATTTGTGAGGATGTTGGAGTATAAGGCTGATTGGTATGGGAAGCAAGTATCAAAGGTTAGCCGCTGGTT